TTATAGGTTTCTGTTTGATCCTCAATCGTAGGTCTTAATTCAATCTTGTCTAAGATACCACTGCCCCTAGGATCAAATAATACTGCACCAATAGTTAAGATGACACAATCAGGTGTTGTGTTCAAACTCTCAATGTCAATCATAATATCTGCCATGTCACCACCTTAACTCTTTCAATAAACTTTTAACTTCGTTAACTTTTTCTTTATCTTTAGAAAACTTCATTGCCCACTTAACTGGATTGATATAGTCATAAACAATCTTTAATTGGTCCGGTGTCAATTCATCTAACAGTTTAACACCACTTTCACTTTGATACAAGACCCATGGGCTAATCTTACCCGTTGTAATTGCATATAATATCTTATTGCGATTACCATAACGCAATACATCATTTGGTTCTATGCTTTGCAGTGTAGACATTTCCAAACATGTTTCTGCGCTACGATGCACTGCATCTAACGGGTCTTCCTTTGACAAATACTCAATCAAAAACTTATTGTAATTAGTATCTGTTGCCCATGTATCAATCTTGATGTTCTCTTTCAACAAATAATCAACATATCTAGGAACATTAATGGCATTGACTTCTACACAGTAATTACCAAACTTAGCAAATGCTGTATAGTATGCGCTTTTGATGTAGTCCTCATACAATCTTGGCTTCTTGCTTGTGCTGTGTCGTGTATAGAACTGTAACCAGCTTTGAAAGCCAATACGATTACCATGCTTGTCACGTTCTAACCAACGATGTTTGTATTCACAGATATGCTTAAGCAACGTAGTCTCTTTAATAAAACTACGTTTGCAAAACTCGCAACTATTCGCAGGATCAGTTGCCGTTGTCTTTTTCGTACTGTTCGATATCTTCATCTGTCACAATCTGCGATAATGTTTCAATGTCCTCAATCTTTAGTTGAGGGAATTTCTTTGCTAGATAGACCTTTGTCTTTTGTGTGTCAACGAATACACCCGCTAATGCTTTGCGGTCATCATCACTTGACTTAGGATAAATCTTAGCGTAATAATCTGATACGTCCTTTGCCTTAGGTACTTCTTTTAACTGTGATACTTTGTTTGATAGATGGGGTATCCACTGATGAAACTGCTTGCCCATACCAGGGCTGATAGAACACAACATCAACCATTGTAGTTTAGGATGATTAGAAATTGTACCATCTAGCATGTATTTGTTTGCGTTTAGATTAGTGCTTTGCAAATAATAACTTTGCAACATACCATCGCCCTTGATTGCACTCATCCAATGAGTCATCATATAGGGTGTGAACTTTTTCTTTTGCTCAGGAGTTAGTCTATCGTAATAGCCATAGTCTTTCTTGTCTAAAGCAGTCATTGCTTCAAACAAATCAAAGTCTATACTATCAAACTTTTCATCTGCTGGAGTTGACTTCTTTGTTGCCATTAGAATGCCTGACTATAATCTACAATTTCACAATTTCTGCTAACTTCTTTTACAAAATAAACACAGCGAGGTTTATGCCCATCTTCAATAGGTATACAAAGAAACTGTCCGTTCTTTAGTCTAGGGGCATACCAAGTTACATCATGGTATATGTCTAGTATCTCAATATCTAAGAAGCTTGGTTTAAAACTTGTCAATGGATTGAACTCAAATACTTTAAATCCTCTGTCATTAATACTTGTCAATGGGAGTGTTTCTAAATCACCTAGTTCAGGTTCACCAATCAATATTTGCCAATCAACAGGCATCTTAATTGTAGTGTTACCGATACGTAATACTAATGCGGCGCTGTTGAATGATTCTAAAAAGATTAACGGTATGTAATGATAATCAACGTTAGAAGGATTACTATTATCAAGGATTGCAAAGCGTAAATCATCTATTTCTTCCGGCAGTGTTTCAAGGTTATATGTTTCGTTATCAAGTGTTAGAATTTTCATAATGATATTATATCATCCTTTCACTTGTAAGTCAACTTTTCTATAGCAAATGGGTAATTAGCCTCTTTATAGAAAGTCTTGCGTTGGGTTAAGTGTCTTTTTGCGAATTTACAGGAGCTTGTGAGGTCCCATATTTTGACGAAATCTTTGTCATCCGCCTTTCTAATACCCCTACCAATGCTTTGGATGACTCTAACAAAGCTCTTGCCAGGTTCAATAAGAACAAGGTTGAATATTCGTGGTATGTTGATACCAACCGCCGCCACACCGTACGTTGCGACAATGATTTTGTTTGTGCTGGTTGCAATTTCATCGTATTCCTCTTTTCTTTCTGTCATGTTTGTGTTACCCGAAACAAACACGGCGTCAGGTAATCTGCTAATTAGTTCTTTACCTGCATTTACTCGGTCAACAAGTACTAGTGTGTTCCCTGATTCCTTGATATTTAGTATCAGTTGAGCCATGGTATCTAATCTTTTAGCATCTTCTAACAAGTGTTTCAATTCACTTTGATAGTTACTGAATTCTACACTATCCTGTAATTGTACAATATTCACATGACATTGTGCCAATACACCTCGTTCTTGCAATTCACTTGCACTTAGTTTATTAATAACATTACCAAGACTTACATAGATTGCTTGTGCTTCAAAAATTGCTTTAGGTATTGTTCCAGTCAAGCCCCAACGAATTGGGATGTTTGCCATTACTCCGGTCAATAACTCTTTTAGTGCATCAGCCTTGGCCATGTGAACCTCATCAACCATGACACATACTACACCTTCTAAGAACTCACTAATGGGAACTTCTGCCTCATCTGCTTTTGTTTTCTTAAGCATATTGTTAAGACTTTGCCATGTACAGATTGTGTGTGTTTTACCGAACTCTTTTCTGTCACCAAAGTACACACCAACATCTAATCCAAGGTTGATGTAATCTGCTTCGGTTTGTACAACCAAACTCTTGTTAGGAACGATAACAATACTACGTCCATAATTCTGTATGCTATAACTTAATGCGGCAGTGATTAATGTTTTACCTGCACCTGTTGCTACTTCTTGTAATGCTTGCGGGTTTGCTAAAAAGTCATTAATGATTTTAACTTGATAGTCACGGAACATAACAGGTTCACCCTCTTTAGGATGACCCTTTGGCCAAGTAGAATTACTGAATGAATCTTCTTTTATAGGATTAAATGTGAATGTAGTGCTGTACTCTCGCAAGTCTTCCAATTCAATATCGTATCCTGCCATGTCAAGTACAGGAAGAATCTCAGGTAATAGATTTACATAACTACTTCCACCTAGACTAAAGAAACTGATTTTACCGTTCCACCGACCTAGCCGGACACTCGGCAAATATCTTGCACCGGGTTTCTCGTATTCAAATTTTTTCATCAATGCTTTACGTTCGGCTAACTCTAAGCCTTCGATTTTAACATTGACCTCGTCTTTTATAATTAATTTGCAGGATCTCATTTGTACATTCTAACATAATCCTTTCAGGTCCACAACACATATGGAAATAAGAGGGGCATGTAAGCCCCTCTTAACTGCTTAACGAAAGGGTAAATTAAGCAGATTTCATACAAGTACTAACAGTCAAAGCTCTCCAATTGCTAGGACTAATCTTTACTAGGTCTGCAATTTTCAGACACATACGCATACTCAACTCACGCAAGCGATTTTGATTCTCAGTCATAAAATCAATAATCATTTCACCTTCATTGTTTTCAAAGTCATAGTCTTTGAACAAACCACCGTCAGCATCACGATGCACCTGCTTGATACGCAACATTTTGTCACGTTCACTGTCAATAGTCAGGTCAAGAAAGTGACAACGACTTTGCAATGCCTCTAAGTGATCCTGCAACTTCTTGCTTTTCACATTTTCAAACTTCAAGTTTGTAATGAAAATAGCAGTACCGTTAAAGTCAAAACTATCAGGGATACCTTCACGGCGTAACAGACTAGAATCACTATTCCAGCAAATGCGTCTACGCTTACCTGAATCCAATGCAGCCTTAAGAATGTTCAATGACAAGTCATCGGCAAACACACTATCACAATCATCAAACACTAACACGTTTTTACGATCCGAGTACTTGTACAATTGTGCGTACAAGCCTAGTGCAGTCATCGCACCTTTGATAACTTCATAACGAACACGCTTACCTGCAAGCTTATCAAAAAGACTTGCCTTTTCAAGTTGTGTTTCAACACCATATGACTTACCAACTCCGGGAGGACCTGATACAATCATAGCACGGATATCACCATTAATAGCCGCTTTTGACATTTCATCAAGCACCTGAAAGCGGGTAGCAATACGATTCATTGCTTCCTCGTCAGATTCTTTGACTACGGGTGCTTTAACTTCTTTTGTCTTAAATTGAATAGCATCTGCCATTACAGTTTCTCCATCTAAAAATTCAATTTGATGAATGTCGGACACTTTGACCCGAACATCTTCACCGCCTACAGGGAAATGTCCCTCATTTTTCACTGTCACAAAACCACCTTTTGCACCGGTCTGATAACCCTTGACAAGTGTAAAAGTTTCATTCATTACTGGCATATTACGATACTCACCACGAACAACACGAATCGTTGACATAAAAACCCCTTTTCAATCAATCAATACAAGTATTATATACGAAAGACCATTTATTGTCAAGTTTTGGAATTAATTTCCTTTAATTTTTCGTTATACTCAAGTCGTGCTAAAACAACACCGTATACACCGTATACCATAAATCCTATTAGGATTGCTGAAAGTGCATACTGTACTACGATAGTAGGTGTATAGAAAAGCATTACATTTAGTAATAGTGAACCACCTACAATACCTAGGGTAATTGCGATAGTCTGATAAATTGCTCTTTGCTTAGTAGTCATTTTTGTTCCTTTACTTAATTTGATACACGTAGTATAGCAGAGTATCCAATTATTGTCAAATATTTGTCAGTTCGTAATTTTTAACACTATAGTATTCAAAATCATCACGGGATTGTGCATAAAAACTACCCTTCATTAAAAGTACATCTTTTGTTTCAAATAACTGATTCCATACACTCAACAATGGATTCTTTGCATCAATCGCAAGCATAACACCGTTGTTAGAATCATCTTTCAACCAATAATGAAACTCATGTGTTCGTTTTGTTTTGCGTACTAACTTTTTCAAAGGTGTCAATGCCTTTATTGTATGTTGAATTTTATCAACTTTATTCATTTCAACATTGCGTACTGTACAACGAACCTCATCCAGTCCAACATCATAGTCTCTAAAGCTAGGTAAGAAGTAAGCAACACCAATCATTTCCTCACGAAACTTTTTAGGATCGTTATGTATCAATTCATTCAAGTCATTACGATACTTTGTAAGATGATTTCCTTTAAGTTTCCACAACATAATTTTCTTGCTGTAGTAGTCTTGAATTTCTGTTGCCTCTGTTCTATCTTCCGGCATGATGAATTCTAACAAATGTCGGTCTAACATGTTTTTCATACCAGTAGACAATGATTCATTATTTTCACGCAACCGTCTCCAAGTGCAGGCTAAGACAAGTAAGTCCTCAGTGCTTTCAAGTATAGAGTATTTTTTGATGTGTGACCCGTATGCAGATTGTTCTTCACCAAAGATTGAACCGGATGATGAATATGAATTTTGTAGGTGGCTCATGTTTAATGCTTGAATTGGTGAGGCAGATAAACCCACCGGCACATAGCCATTTACACCATTTACAGTAGACAATCCATTTGAGATTATTGCCATTTTATTCCTAACTTATTGTTGCGTCTTCCATACCAGCAGTACGGAGTCTTGTGATATGACCAAGCATAAAGTTCTTGCTGTCTAAACCTTTTAGTATGCCTAACCAACGATTACGTAATAATGCTACCTCATTGATTAATGTTTCATAATCAATAACTTCATCTTCCCCGTCTACATACTTTTCAGCATCACGACTGGTCAATGCTCTATTATACGCTTCTAAATATTTTTGAAAATGTTTTCGGCGAATTTTCCGAAGTTGAATGTTAAGATAGTTCAACACAGCCTCAATCTCTTGTAGCTGGTTGAACCTCTGTTCTGTGATTCCGGGTAATGCGGCAATATTTTTTTCAATATTACCATAAACGCTTACATCACGCTTTGCATTCAATATTTCAGATTCATAATGAGAAATAAAATCGGGTATCACACTAAGGTCGTAAGTAACTCTAGTGTACCAATTCATTAATATTCGTCCTCATCATCCTCGTTATATTCTTCGTATTCTTCTTCATCGCTTAATTGGTCAGCGTAGTACTTCAATGCAGTAGCAATTTCTTTGTCACCACGAAACGCATCTTTAATGTCATCGGGTTCAAAGTTATTGTCAATCATATAATTGACTAAAGTTTCTGCGGCATCAGCACGTTCATGCAAATCAATATGATTACGCAATGCATCCCAAACTTCGGCTATTGCATTTAGGCTCATTCTACGGTCTCCAATTCAATTACTGGTTCTGCTACTTTGTCAATTCTGGAACTGTATTCCTTCATAACAGTATCTAAGCAACCACCTTCATTTGACTCCCAACCTTTACGGAACATCTTTAAGATTTCCCCTTCATTGGTTGTATAACTCAAACGATTACCTTCTTTAGTCAACAAGTCGTTCTTCTCAAACAAATCAAGTAGTCCACTATATGGATTCATACCTGTTTCATATGGAATCTTAATCTGTAGTGTTTCAAAAGGTTTAGCATATCGTGTTTTCATAATCTTACATGCGGCACGAATACCATTTACTTCTGAAACTTTGTTACCGTCCTCATCCTCTTTAAGTTTGAGTTTCTTCATAGCAACAAGAATACTACTTGCATACACAAAGCCTTGTCCACCTGATACTTTATCATCTGGATCAAACATATCTTGTGATGCGTATGTGTGATTAGTTGCAACCATACCAATGTTTAGATTACCAAACATATTAACAGAGTTACGAACAAGAGCAGCCAATGCTTTAGGCTTACGACCCATGTCACCCTTCATATCACCTGCTTCAAACTGATTTACGTCAGTTGGCGTCAATAGCATACCCAAGCTGTCAATAACAAACAATACTTTAGGTCTGTCATCACTTGGGAGTGCTTTATAATCAGTTACAAATTTACTGATTGTCTTGGCTACATCATCAATCATAGCCATATTTAATTTTAACAATTTATCTTCTGTGGTCTCAACGCCTAATGCGTGTAACCATTTCTCATCTAAAGCATTTTCCGAATCAATGAGAACCACAAAGATACCTTGTTGCTGTGCGTGACGTACCAAGTTGCCAGAGCAGATGTAACTCTTTCCGGAACCAGATTCACCAGCAAATACAGTGACCTTACCAAGAGGAACGCCTTTGTTAAAATCACCACTAATAAGATAGTTAAGTGCATAATTTCCTGTATTGATCCAATCGGTCGGATCATTAAACCCTATACTAAGACCCTCAATGGACTTAGTGATTTCTTTTCTAAATTTACTTACGTCAAATGGCTTACCCAATTTTATCTCCAATATGTTTACCGTTATTATACCCATTAAACGGTTGTTTATCAAGTAGGTCGGGACATTTTTCTGCGATATTATCCAATTCATATTCATTTGGGAAGTGACGCAGTAAAGTTCTTGCCCGATCTCTAACTAAACTAGGTACTCTTGGTGTTTTACCAGGATCACATAGTTCTTCTAGCAATCTCTTGCTTTGCTTAATAGCCCGATATCTTTCGTCTGGCATTGTCATATTATTCTCCTAATTGGGGGAAGGGTTACTTCCCCCATAAGATTAAGCAGTCTTTGCTTGTCTAGCACGGATCATTGCAAGAATGTCTTGTGCTTTATCACTTGATGCCGCAGTTGGAATCGACACTGATTCAGCCATTGCCGGTTCGTCATCAGGGATACTAACTTTAGGAGTTGCGACTGGAGTTGGTGTTTCAACATCGTCTGCTGGCTTTCCACCTGCTGGTGCCTCCAAACCATAAGGTCTGAAATAGTTGCCCCAACGTTCATTGTCATATGGTTTTCCATCTACGCTTGCTTCAAACATTTCTTTCATAATGCGTAGTTCTGCCTCACCTGGCTTCTTAGGTAAGAAGTCTGCTAATGTGTACAAACCATGTGCTTGAATTGCGGCTTGTTCTGCCTCAGTCAATGCTGATTCTTTACGTGACCAAGTTGAAGTAGAATAGTCAGCATAACCACCTTTAGTTGTTTTCTTAACGTTGAAGTCAAGACCACGCAAGAAGTCAGTTGGCAATTCTTCCATTTCAGGATCCATCAAACTTGATTTGATGATTGTAAAGATTTGTGGGCTGATGATAAACTTACGAATTGGGTTCGCAGGTGTTACGTCATCGCCAAGAGGATTTTGACGAACAAAACCTTGGAAGATATAACTACGTTTCTTCCAGTACTTGTTTGCCATTTCTTTCAAACTTTCGTCTTTGTACCATGGACGAACTTCTGCCAAGATTGGGCAAGAGTTTTCAGGTCCATACATTTCAACGCAAGGTACTTGTACTTGGATTTGTTTTACGTTTGGATCACCTTTAACACCATTGAATGGTAGTTTGATGATTTGACGTTCTACCCAGAAGAAAGTATTCTTACTGTCTGCATCTGGTAGGAAGCGAATTGACGCTGTTGTGCCTTCGTCCATATTCCAGTGGGGGTAGATTGAGTTGTCAGATTGTTTTGTAGAACCGTTGTTGCTACCTGACTTGTTTTCTTGTGCCGCAATACGG